AGCCAGCTGTCAAGCAGATTTAATTCAATCACTTGCTTAGAATCTTTTTAGATGAACAACATCTGAAAGGAAACTAATGGAAAACTTTAAAGAACTTATCCCAGCGAACTCTATATCTGTGCAGCAACTTGCTACTGCATGGGGCAGGAGCATCAACCAGATTTATTGCTGGATCAATGAGGGTGTGGATATACCTGGTGGAAGTCAAAGGGTTTATCTGCGAGCAGTTCGCATCGGCAAAAAATTTGCCATCACCCCCAGTCAAGCTGCGGACTTTATCAAAGACTGCAACCCTACCCCAGAAGATCCCAAGAAGATCAAAGGCAAAACTAAATCCACGCTGGACTCGGCAACCACAGCCGAAGCTCTCGCTTGGTTACAGAGTTAACAAGGAGGTTACATGACACCAGCGCAAGTTCAGCTAATGCTCGAACTGCTAACCAAAGCTAACGAGTATAGCAACCAACTACACCCTGAGAACACTGACCGAGAGCAAAAGAATATTGAACGGAGGTTTAAAAAAACTTTGGAATCCATGTGTGAATATCTGGCAGTGATGACCGAACCACCAGCAGGAGGCTATGGCAATGGCACTGATTCTAAAACGATTTGATGATGAAGTTATTCTAGTGCGCCATGAGGCTGCACCCACCGAAGTCCTGCAGATTTCCATCAGGCGAAATGAAACCGATGGCAGTTTTAAAGTTGCGTTAACTGGCCCGATAACCTTTGACATTATCCGAGGAGAATTATCAGATGACAGCTATAAAGTTAAAAAGTGAATCTGCACCCAAGGCAGATCAAGTCCTGATCCAAGGGGATCTAACCAGCCTGAGCGATGAGCAAAGAGCATCTTACTATCTGCGGGTATGCGATAGCCTAGGGCTGAACCCGCACACCCATCCCTTTGAGTACATCAAGCTATCTGGCAAGCTCACCCTTTACGCCACCCGAGCCTGTTCTGACCAGCTTAGAAAGATCAATGGGGTATCTATTGAAATCATTTCTAAAGACTTGACTGATGAGATCTACACAGTGGTGGCTAGGGCAGAAGACACAGCAGGAAGACGCGATGAAAGCTGTGGGGTTGTATCGCTTAAAGGCTTAACAGGTGAACTAAGAGCTAACGGAATAATGAAGGCTGAAACCAAGGCTAAGCGCAGGGCAACGCTGAGCATCTGTGGTCTTGGCTGGTTGGATGAAACCGAGGTGGAAAGCTGTGGCGCTAAGGTAGTGAATCCTAGTCCATCCAGACCCATGCTCACCATGAATGAACCCAAGCAAGAAACCATGCTGAGTAATTTCAGGCGATTGCTGCTGAGTGTTGACACCCAGTTCCCTGGCACCATGCAAAAGATGCTAGTTCATTATCAGTGTGACTCGGTGGAAATGATGTCTGATGAAATCATGATTCAGGCTACAGAACTTTTGAATGCCAAACTTAGAAAGGGTGGTGCTGTATGAGCTTACTAGATCTAGCTTCAGGAGCTGCTGTGCTTCAGTTCTGGATGGAGAAGGATGCAGGGTCAGACATCGAGGGGGAACTGGATCCTGTTCTGGATCAACTTCTGGAAGAGTTGGAAGGGTCCATCGAAAACAAAGTGGAAGCTTATTGCAGAATAATTCGAGAGCTTGAACTAACTCAGGCTGCAAGGAAAGAAGAGTCTGACCGGATCCGAAAGCTGGCTGATCAAGATGGGAATACAGTGAAGGCGATGAAGGGCAGGCTCATGTTCTTCTTTGGATTGCAGAAGATCAGCAAACTTAAGACACCCTGTTTCAACCTTTCGATCTGCGCTAATGGTGGTCATTCTCCTATCGAAGTGACCATCCCACCCGATCAACTCCCAGCAGAATTCCAAAAGCTGGAAATCAAACCAAACATGGAAACAATCAGGGAGGCTTTGAAAATGGGCACCTTCTTGGTTGGTGTTACTGAACTTGCCCGTGGCACACATCTGAGGATTAAGTAATGACAGTATCTGGTGAACCCGATTATGAAAAGCAAGTGGATCTGAATTCTAATTTTAGAAGCACTAAAGCTTCTGACCTAGAGGATGGCACCTACCTTGGTAGGGTTGAAAACGCATGGATTAAAGAGGTCAGTTCCCCTGTCACACCCTCAGGGAAACAAAAGGTCTTTGAGATTAACCTGGTGGTGAATGGCAAGTCTGTGCAGATCAGCTACTGGCTAGCCTCTGATGCCAACATGAAACGCTGCTTAATCAATTTGCAGAAAATTGGTTTTGATGTTCCGCAGTGGGGGCCGATGTTTGACCGACCCTACCTGGTTGAAATGGATAAGGCAGGGCTAGCGATGCGGGGCAAGACCCTGAGTTTTAGAAGAGATACCAATGGGCAGTACAAGAATATCACTCTGATGGCCTTGAGTGCGGACAGCATCCCCAGTCAGCCATCGGAAGATGAACTGCCCTTTTAGATACCCATTAGGGGTGGCGGGGTAACTCATGCTCCGAGACCTTTTGATGGGGCTGCTGTCACCCACCCAACAGCAGCAATAATATTCATGCGCTTCAGCCTGGTTCGAGCCATATGAGATATACGGCCAAGTAACACACCTGACTTGTTGTCAGAACTGACCAGGCTGATTTTATATCACGGAGGATTTTAAAGTGGATCTGATCGAACTAGGGAACACCAGTTTTCCACCGGACTTTCAGCAAGAACCCAGCATTGAAACTGTGGCAAAACTTGCCAACATCATGCTGGAAAATGAATGCTCCAAACACATCCTGAAAGTGCAGAACATGGTGGTTACTCTGCGCCATGGTCATGTAAGCTTTGATCTGCTCGCACAGGTGCAGGGTGGGGTGAATGATGGGCTTAACATTCTCTACCCCATGACGATCACCGACATGGATGGGCTGAAACTCTGGGCTACCCAGATGACCTGCCTAGGAGCAAAGCCCTGGGAACTTGGCTATGGTCAACCCCTGTCCTTCGTTGAGGGTTGGGATGTTCTGAAGGCAGAGCTTAAGGATCAACTGATTGTTAGCCTAGCCACTCATAGTGTCTGTATTTATTTTCGTGCCAGTTACATCCTTTACGATGCTACCTGCTCTGAGTGCGTTAAAACCAGCCCACACTTCTGGTCGATCACAGACCTTGAGATGTGGCTGAATCAAAAGGAATGGCTGGAATTCCCTGCTGAAGTTGGGGTGAAATATTTCTGCAAGAAATGTACCCGCAAGATTTTAAAATTCTAAGAAGGAGAGATGACATGAATGAAAAACTACACCTACCCAACCTGGAACGATTGGCAGTATCTGCTAAGGAAGTTGCCAGAATGTTAGGCATTGGAAAGTCACAGGTGTTCAAACTGCTTCATGAAGGCCAGTTCCCTGAACCAATTCCCTTGGGGAAAAGGAATCCAAGATGGCTGATTTCTGACTTGGAAAAGTTCTTGGCATCTGGTGGAACCAACTATGAAAACCAAGGGGCAGCACCACTATGAAAGACCAGCAAACTTTCTTACCCTTTATGAAGGGTGATGGCTCAGCGATCAAACAAAACATCCAGCACCAGATGGAAGATGAACCAGACATTTTAAAAGAACGACAGATGAAGGTGATTAAGAGAGCCTTAGAAACCTATCTGGACATCAGGTATTCTTCTAGGCGATTGCTTCTTCAAGAAGTATCAGCACACATAGATGCCTATGTTCAGAGATGGATTGAAGCAAAGTATCGAACCAATCGTCAGATATTAAAAACTAAAAGGCCTAAACAATGACTAGCCAACGCATCCCACCTTTGCAGCATGATGAACACGAAAACATTTCAGCATTTTTTGAGAGGTGCTATGACCTGATCAAGGAACGAGCATCTGAGTATGAACCCCCAGCAATTAGCCTGGCTAAAATCGCATTGCACTGGCAGACCTACACCGACTGCAAAACCACTCCCTACGATGTTGCCATCATGATGGCACTGTTAAAAATCGCGCGACTTTCTAAAGGGCATCATCAGGATTCATTGGAAGATGCAGCAGCATATCTGGCTATTGCTAACAGTTTAAAGGAGTAACTCCATTGCACTGGGCCACCTCATCCTACCTGGGAGTGAGACACGGCTGGTTAAACTTTGCAATGGGTTTTTATAACAGGGTGGGGGAATTACCCCACCCATAACTAAAGAGTGTCACAAATGGAATGTGAAGTTACTAAGACAAACTACCTGACCGATGAACAGCAGAAAAACTATGACTTTTGCAAGAAATTAGAACACTGTGATCATCAATCAAAAAGGCTGAGAAAATTTACTGCGAGCAACAAAGCTTTAAGTTTCAGAATGCAATGTTTGCGCTGTGGGGAAACAGTTCAAACCATAAAGAGAATCAACTTACCTAGAAATGTTTGCATAGATCTTCTTGAAGATTTTGATAGCACCTTAAGCCATAGTTTCTTAAAACCTATTTGGAATTTAAGAGATAAATTAAATAAAAAAGCAATTGATAGATACGACTCATTAAGAAGGGATGCCTTTCTAAAATCCCAGAATGATCAAAAAGAAAAATATCAATCTTATTTGAATAGCTCTGAGTGGTTTGCATTGAGATTA